ATCATCAGCAAATGTTGCTTGGCTTGTGTTACTTACTGTTGTTTCTAACCTGTGGTGTCTATCTTCAAAAGCAATCTTGCCATCTTTAGTTTCTTTTACAAATCCTGATTCTGTAGATTCTACTTGTCGCAATCCTGCTAACGCCTTACCTGAAAAGAAAAACCTAGTCATAGTTGTTTCGCCTGTATCTATAGACCTATCACTTGCACCCCAACTAGCAGAATCTAAAATAGCACCAATAGCAGTACCAGTAGCAGTAGATGTAGACATAGGAACACGCACATCTGTTGTTGCAAACTTTCTAAAAGCACCTTTAGCAGTAATTGTTGCAGTATGTACTTTGTTAATATTTACACTTGGTATTATAGATTCTATAAAGCCTGTCCATAACTGTGTGACGCTTGGATAATAACTGGCAAATTGTATTTTTCTGTTTGGTAACAGATTGCCTGTCAAAACACTAGATGTGTTAAATGGCGAATACTTACCTGCTTCGTTTCTAACTTTTATAGTCATAGTTCCTGCAACTGCTTTACCTGTTAACTGACTTGCAAAATCTCTACCTAGTTTACAACTAACTTCTTGTACATCGTCAGAAATATCGTCATAAGTACCTGTAAAATTGTCATTATTATCCCAGTCTACAAATACGTTGTATTTAGCAAACCCAAGTCTAATATCATCGTAGCGTATACTACTGTCGTAATCTATGGCTTTATCGTAAACTGTACTCATTTTGTGTATTCTTCAATTGGTATTGGTTCAATTCCTTTTAATCGTTTCAAAGTATTTAGTTGACCTATAATGTTAAACACTTCTGCCTGATTAGTTCCTTGTGTTATAGATTCTGCTTTATTTTGTAATATTTTTAAATAACTTTCTGCTTGGTGTGCGTCTACATCTTCTGTATTAAATTCTTCTGCTTCACTTAAAACTTGCATGATGCCATGCCAAGAATGTATTTCTCTAACCCTATCTTCTGCAATTTGTTCCATTAATTCTTTTTCAAATGCTAGTTCATCTATTTCTATTTCTAATCTACGCATATCAAATACGCTACCTGCAAGTGTGTCAATCAAATGTGACTTTTCATCTATATCAACTAACAGTTTTCTATATTTAAAACTTAGCCTAACTAATTCTTCGTAATGCACAGATTGTTCCCTGACACTTTGCCAATACTTAGAAGCATTTGTAGGAAATTTAGCATCGTTTAAAACGCTAAACATCATTTCAGTTGCTGTTCTAAAGATCTGTCTTTTTTTATGATTGTCTTTTACTTGTGTTTCTATGTTGTTTAATAAACTTTTTTCTTTATTATTTAACAAAGATAATTCGTAATTCATGGTAGTGTTCCCTTCGTTGGTTTGATAACTGGTTGCATATCGCTGTCATTCCAATTATCTATAATATTGTCCATGTGTGTATCGTAAGATGCTTGTGCTACGCTTTTTTCTATAGCAGTTAAACTGTTTCTACTAAGCCACGCTGTTCCTGCACTTGTATCTTCTACTATTATAATATTGCCCATTTGTAATGGATTTAAACCATTAGTTCTGTCCTCGTGTGTTACGAAACCTCTACCTGTAATATTTCCTTCTGCGTATAACATAAAAATCCTAACTTGCTGAATACATTGTATTGACTACTGAACCACCTGATATACCACCTGCTAAAAATCCATTGCTAGAGGTATCGCCACCCATACCTTGTGCTGATATACTCTTGGCGGCAGGTAGGTTAGTGTCGCCACTCCAAGAAGTTCCATTATATGTTTCGGTGCTTATTTGATCAGTACCACCATTTTCACCACCTGCTACATATCCTTTTGATAAAGCGCCAAACCCTGCCGCATATCTACGACCTGTTGACATTGAACCACCACTACCCCAGTTTGTACCATCGTATTCTTCACATGTTGTAGTATCTACTGCTGAACTACCTCCTGAAGCACCTGTTGCTTTTACTCCTGCTGTTTGTGTACCAAAACAAGCAGATTGTGATGTTCCAGTAGAACAATTGTTGCCATTAGACCAATTTGTTCCATCGTATTCTTGCGTAGTTTGTCTATCTCTTTGTGTAGGACTAAAAAGTGTTCCACCCACTACAGCACCTGCTGATAATGTACCCCAACCTGCTGAACCATAGATTGGCGTTGACATAGTATTACCACTTGACCAAGAAGTTCCATTATATTCTTCTGTTCTGCCTGTTTCGTCACCTCCTGTAAAACCTCCTGCATTTACACCACTATTACTAGCACCAAAGCCTACAGTTCCATCTGAACCATCTGAAAAACTTAACGCACCACCTGATGACCAATTTGTGCCATCAAATTCTTCTGTACTTTGTAACGCGGCACTTCCTGAATATCCTGCTGTAACCATACTAGCCGAACCTGTGCCATGTTGTGTGTGTCCTTGCCTTGCTGTACTTAATGTGTTTTTAGTAGCCCAAGTTAACGCAAGACTTATATCTAGGTTCATAATTTTACTTAGACTGCCAATTGCTACGTTTTGAAACTTTGCCACATCACCTATATTGATGTTAGATATTTTTGCTATATCAACCATTTACACCTCTGCGTATGTTAGTGATGGATTAAAAAATATTCTATCTGCGTGTGTAGCAACTCCAAGTATTTGCACAATGTCGCCTGAACCTGAAGGTGCTGTTTGCGTTAGCGTATTACCACTAGTGCCTGTTGTAGAAAGATATATAAGCCCACCTACTGTCCAGTTCCAAGAATCGTCCCTAAGAAAGCCATAAAACATAAAATTAGAACTAGCACCATCACTACCACTTGCAACTGCTATTGCTATAACACCTGACGTACTAGCCGCATCTGCGTCACCTAAGTGCATTTCACCATCTGATTTTTGATATACAGCGTCACCAAATGCTAATGTAGCACCTGCTGTCATAGGTGCTATCATACCTGCTGAATTATGGTCTGATGCAGGTTCAGGATCAAATATAATTGATTTTGCGTCTGCTAAAGTAACATTACCACCTGAACTAATATCACCTGTGCTAACAGTTCCAGTAGTTGTAATAGCAGAAGCACCATTATTTATAGTGCCAAAGTTAGATGTTATACTACCACTATCTAATGCACCTGTAGTAACAATTGATGAACTACCTGCAACAGGACTAGCACCAATATCTGTTAATACTTCTGATGCACTTCTACCTTCTACTGTAGTACCATCAATTCTAAGAAAATCATCATTATCTACACCTGATGTAAAGATAGGAATATTATTGTTGCTAATCCCAGTATCTCTAGTTGCAACTGAACCTAATCCTATACTTGTTCTTAGTGTAGCACCTGATTCTATTGCAGGATCTGTTGTGCCATCACCTACTAACATTTCGCCATCTGCTAAAACAGCAGTTGCTGTTATAGCACCTGTTCCTGAACCTAATAATATTCCACCATCAGTAAGCGTGGTTGCACCTGTTCCACCATTACCAACAGGCAATGTTCCTGATACATCTGATGCTAGTGCAACTTTTGCCCATGCACTTGTACCAGTTCCTGTTCCCCTAAGTACATTACCACTTGTTGGTGTACTTGCACCTGTACCCATTTTTGTTTCTATGGCTACTACTGCTGTGTCAGTTGTTCCATGTAAATTAGAATGTACCTTGTTTGCATTTCCATCACCATCTAATTCAACGCCTGATAGACCTGAAGCAACAGGCAAATTAGTTGTTGTATCTAAACTTGTTGGAAAATCTGATGTTCCTGCTGTCATTTTTTACTCCTAAGTTGAACCAATCATGCCTGTTTGTTGTGCTGTTTGTAGACCTTGTGCTACTGTTTCAGCAACATTTTCAGCAATTATTTGGTCTGTGTTTATTGTTAAGTTAATGTCGCCACCAAAAGAATCAGTATTTTGCATTTGTGTACTACCAAATAAATTCATAGATGGTTGGTTACTAAAACTTCTTTGCGACATGGTTGGTATGTCTAACTTTGGTATTTCAGGTATTTCTTTTTTTACTAATCTTAAAAATACATTTAAACCTTTGATAACTAAGTTAATCATACCTGTAAAATTATTTACAAAATGTTCAATCATTGGTGATATAGAATCTATAACATTTGCAAATACTTCTTTTATTTTGTCAAAGTTTTTTATTAATTTAGGAATCAAAATCACTGACAATGTTGTTATTGCTACTATTATTATGCCCAAAGGATTTGCCGCCATTACAGCAGTCAAACCTATACCTGCTGTTTTTAGTGCAATAAAACCACCTATTATAGGTGGCAATGCCAAACCTAAAGTACCTAATGCAACTGCAATAGCACCAAGTGCCGCACCACCTAAAACTAAAGTTTTTACTAATTTAGGATTTTCTTCAGCAAATTCTATAATGTTAAATACTATTTTTTCTAATTTTGGCAACCATTCGTTTATTATAGGTAACAATACATCACCTATAACTTGTGCAAAGTCACCTACCCTGTTTTTTAGTTGAACCATAGGATCTACAGATGCTTCAGCACTACCACCAAATTGGTTTGTTAAAGCATCAAGTATTTCTGTATTACTAGCACCTTCTTTTAGTTGTATACCATATCTACTTAAAGCAGAAGTGTTACCTGCTAAAACTTTACCTAATAAAAGTGAAGCGTTATCTAAAGACATATTTTGTGCCGCCGCTAAATCTGCCGCCACACCAAGTGCTTGTAAAGATAAAGTATGGTTACCTGTCAAACCAATTAGTTTTGTCAAAGAATCTCTTTGTTCTTCATCACCAAAGTTCGTTTTTGCCTGTAAAGCACTTATTACATTTTCTATATTATGTTGTTGTTCTACATAACTTGAATTAGCATTTTGCAAAGCATTGTCTAATCTATTAATACCAATTTCTTGGTCAAGACTGCTTTTTGTCATCATACCAAGTATGCCTGTCACAGCACCACCTGCGGCAGTTACACCTAGAAAAGTACCACGCATTGATTTTAGTTTATTATTTAAACCACCAATTTTGCTACTAGCCATGTCGTCTGCTGTTATTTTTATATTTACTTCATTTGCCATTTTGTTTTTCTTCTACTATAGTTGCCAATTTTATTATACGCAGTAACGAAGCATCTTCTTCAAGAACATCACTTGGCATACACCCATATCTTCTACATATCATGTCAATCAACAATGCTTGTTCTAGTTCAATGTTGATTGATTCGCCAATGTTTCCAATGTGGGCATATCGTTCTGCGTGTTCGATAAATTTGCTGATGGTTCTGTAACTAGTTCTGCCCATTTTGTAATTAAAATAGCCATTAACCTAGATGGTGCAACCATCAAAGCACTTTCAGCATTTGCAGGAATAACATCTCCTTTATCATCTACTAAATTCCAAGATAACAGAACTTTGTCGCACCATATCTTGTTTGCTTCTAATTTATCGTTTTCATCTTCAGAAACCGACAAACGCTGTATGTCTAACACAACTTTCATCGGTAAATCTAAAGAACATTTTACTTCAAGCCCATCAAAATCAGTTCCTTCAAACGTAATGTTTGCAATTTTTTGGGCATCACTTAATTTAAACTTAGTCATTGTTCCCCCTTAACTAATTACGCCCAAGTTGGTACGCTACCACTTTGCAATGCACCAGTAGCAGAAAAAGTAAGTTCACCAGTTGCCGCTCTTGTCAAAGCATAATCAGTATAAAATGATTCAGTTGCTAGTGTTTGACCTGAAACTGTAATAGTCGTAGTTCTTGCAACTGATGTACTTGACACAGTTTTAAAAACATCATGCGACTGGTTAGAAGCATCATTAAACACACCATTAACTGTTATAGAAAAATCTGCTAGTAAAAGTAATCTTTCATTTGCTGACTTATCTATACCTGTAATGTCTTGCACACCTCGTGGTATTGCAAAATCAAAGTTTGTTATGTCGTTAGATATAGTTCTTGCTGAACCACCTGAATCATCGATTGCAAGTGCCATACCTAAACCACTTTCTTTAGCCATTTATTTCTCCCTTCAGTTTGTGTAAATGGTTGTCAAAATTATCCACCCATTGGTCAGGTTCTTGTTTCCTAAAACCTTGACCATTATCTACCCCAAATATAGCAGGTCTGTCTAAAGAAATAACATGTGTATTTCTTCTAAAACATTTTTGTCCTGCATAAAATATAAAAGTAATAGTACCTTCTTGTTTTTCTTCTGTAAAATTTAGACCTGATTTATTTCTAATCCAGTTTATGTTGTCTAAATCGTTATCTGCTAAAATAGTTTTCCAACCCTGTAAATATTGCAAACAAGAAACTTCCTTACAGGTTGCAGGTCTGAAATGTGTTGAAACAGGTTTTACTGCCTTATATGTCGTTTGCTGTGCCACGCCTAATGATGACATTAAACGTGCAGTTCGAGAATGTGCCACTTGATATAACCCTTAAGTATCTATTTATTGTGCCTGATACAGTTGCTCGTTCAGATGTTATGTCATCTGCACTTGTAAATGTAATTAAATCAGACCATGAACTGTTGTTTGTAGAATGTTGCACCTTTACTACGCAATCACCTGATGAAACAGCAAAAACTTGCAAATATGCAGAAGCACCATTTGATGTACTAGCACTATTATCTATGCTAGATATATTTGTTGCTGATCCATGTGTAACTTTCCCTGCTGTTCCTGATATACCCCATTCTAATGGTATACCTGCTGAACCTTGTACTGTTACAGCAAAAGTTAGACCACCATCTGCTGTTCTACTAGCATCATAATTTAATTGCTTTCCTGTCATTGCACATGCACTATCACCTAACGAACTACCAACCAAAAAAGTAACTATTCTGTCAGTAGTTGGTAAACCACTAAGTGCTACATGTTCTGCTAGTGCCGCATCGTTAAAAAATGAATTAAATTCTATTGTGCTATCGGAATGTGTCAATAATCTTTCATGTGCAGATTTATTAATGCTAGTAACGTCTTGTACACCCCTTGTTGAAGCAATATTACCTACAGCACCAACGTCACCACTTAAGTCATAACCTGATATGAATAAATTATTTCCTAAACCTGATTTTTTTGCCATCTAATTTTCCTTTATGGTGAGATAGATTCTGCTTCTAACTCTATTAATTGTAAATCAAAACTTATACTTCTAAAAGTATTGCCACCTAAATCAACCCAACCTACAGTTGCTAAAGATATATCTAAATCTGTTACGTTCCCACCTAATTGAGAATCTGCCCTAAAACCTGTCTGTATGCTTCGGACAGCGTCCCACAACTCTAATTCTAATGCTTCCCTAGCCTTTTGACTAGGGGCAACCCTAAAATACGCCCTAACAGTCCAATTTTGTGTGACCATTACATTACCTAGTGTTTTTGTTTTTGCACTTTCCCCATTAAAGTATGCTGAAATAACCCTATCACCACTTGGTATTGTTAATGGTTCACCTATTAATACAACTTGAAAAGTAGGACTACTAACAGCACCCATAATAGTTTTTATTGTAGTTATAGCACCTGACCTACTCAATTTAATGCTTCCTGTATTGGTTCTGCAAAATATTTGTCTTTATCTTCATTATTTAATACACTTCTTGCTGTTTTAAACATACCACGACCTTTGTAAGTTGATCTAGCATTTTTTGATGAAACACCTTCTATCCAGTTTGCGTAAACAACATTTCTACCTTGCCTAAATTCACCTGCGTCTACTTGTGCTTTAACGTCACCTACTAATTCACCACTAATTGAACGTCTAAGATGTCCTGTTCTAACTGGTGTTAATGCTTTTACTCTACCTTCTGTTACTAAAGCCATTTTTTCAACGCCTTTATTTAATGCTTTAAGTAAATTTTTTTCAACAGCAACATCAAAAAGTTTTCCTTTTAATTTTATTTCTGTATTTATACCTTTAGACATAAATTGCTGTTTCCCTTTTATTTAGGTAGTGGTCTAATTTTTTAAGAATCATGCGTTCTTCGTTTTGTGGAAAAGTCATTGACATTTCAGCAGTACCAATCATAGTTGCTGTACCTACATCACGACTTCGCCAATATGTTCTAGCAATATCTAAACATGCCTGTACTACGTCAGCAGGATAACACCAACAGTAAATAGTTACACCATCATCATGTGCTACTGCTGTTGTTCCATTAACACCTCTTATAACTGTGAGATTAACACCACTTCTAGCAGTTACATACATTTGTTCACTATCAATTAATATTGTTGTACCTACTTCTGCCATATCGTTACCATTATTTTTTACAACAGCAGTAGTTGAATCATTGATTGCACCATTAAGTGTAGTCACTACATCTTTATCGTTCTGCCAACCCCATTGTCCAAGTATTGTTAATGTTTGTTGCCCACTATATAAATTTTTTAGTGTGTTTTCTACTAACTTCATTTTACTTTTTGGATTTGTATTGTATGGCATTAATAAAAAGTCATTACCAATACCTTCTGTTAGTGTTGCACTACTTGTTCTGTCTGTACCCTCGTAAGACGTAACTGTGGTTGCACTAATAAGCCAATCATCTAAGCCTAATATACCTGTAGACTGCAACCTTGTAGTCCAGTAATCAGGAAACTCAATAATATCACCATTTGGAACTAAAGAACTATCACGCAATGCACCTTGACCTAAGTCAAATGAATGTGTTTCTGTTCTTGCACCAAAACTTCTGCCCATATAAGAATCAATACGCTTTGACGCTGATTCTAAAACCCTAAGTGCAGGTTTAATGTCACTATCCCAGTCAGTAACGTGGTCTGTACCTGCTAGGTATGATTTGAAGTCATAAACATTCCCATAAGTGTGATATATTTGTGCCATTGTTATTTATCCTCAGTTTTTCCTGCGTCTTTGTTTTCAACCTTAGTAGCCTTTTTAGTAGTTGCTTTTTTAGCAACAACTTCTTCTACTATTTTAAAATTATTTTTGTATTTAGCCAAACGTGTTTCGTCAACAATGTATTCTTGGTTGTATGCGTATACATCGTCAGCAATCTGTCTTGGTTCTATACATATTACTTTATATTTTTTCATTTTTATTTCCTTTATAGTCGGTGGGTAGGTTTTATCAAGAATGTTGGATTGGATTATTGAAAAAGGAACTACCCACCTATATATTTTTTATTTAGTTTCTAGTGTCTTGGTCTGCAATTATGAAAACGCCTTGAACTGCCGCCGCAGTAGCATTTACTAAAACAGTTTTCACAAAAGGTTTACCGGCAGGAATTTCAAAGTCAACTAATTGACTTGTTCCTGAATCACCACCTGCTTGTGTTGCCTGAGTTATTGCCGCCCCTGTAATGTCAGCATAAGTACCACCTGAAGCATCGGAAGCAGTTACTTTACAGTCTACTGTTCCACTAGATGATATTACACCGATATTTACTAGCAAACTTGCATTGCTGTAACCAGTTAGGTCAATCGCTGAACTTGTTGTAGTTCCTGCTGATTTTGAAACTGGTGCTAATGCTACGTTTACTGCTACTCTATCACTAAGTTGTCTGAATTTTGGCATTGTAATGTTTTCTCCTATTACGCTATTTTGAATATTCTGAAAGCATCTGCAAGTCCAACACGTCCATCCCATCTGTTTCTAGCAAAGAAACCGACTTGGTCGTTAGCAACGTAAATGCTGTCATCTCTTCTCATAGACATACCTAATCTTTCAATTAAGTAGTAGTTAGAAAAGTCACCAATACAACCAATTTCTTCGTTAGTTGCAATTGCAGTAGCATCATCCCAACCAGTACCATCGAACAACACAGTTGGTCGTCCATATAATGTACTAGCAGGTGTAGCATTTGCTAAGTTTCCTTTGCTTGATGTTACGTCTAGTGCCGCAATTTGTGCCATAGCAGAAGATGTTGTTGAAACAACAGCGTTTGCTCTGAACTGTGCAGGTAGGTTAAAGTACCAAGTTTGGAAGTCACCAATTGCTACAGCGTTGTTAGCCGCAGAATCAGAACCATCTGTTGCTGATGTTCTTAGACCTTCAGGTTCTGTAGAACCATCACCTTCAATTATTTGCTGATCTTCGTAACGTCCTGCCGCTTCACCCATAATCTGTGAAAGTAGTGCAGGTAAGTTTACAGCAGAATCTTCTAGTAATTCATTTGATACTTTTACAGTACCACCTGCTTTTCTAGTTGTGAATGAAACCTGTCCAACTGTTGGTGTATTGTCACCATAAGCCGCTTCTTCAGCAATTGCCGCCCAAGTTACAGAACCAAGTGTTGGTAGGTAACCATCTTTTAGCGATGTTGTCAAAACAGTACAGAAAGGTCGGTGAACACCACCCGGTACGCCTGTGTTGTGAATTACCTGTGTTCTAAAGTCCTCAGGTACAAAGAAACCACCTTCTGCGTCTGTTCCTTCTTGCATTGCTTTTAGTTCATCAGCAGTTGCAGTTGCAAAGAACTTGTTAGCGTTAGGACTTCTGTCCCTGAACCACTTTACCCAAGTGTCTTTGTAAAAGTTTTCTTCATCTTTTAGGTTTGCACCCATTTGTTCTCGTACCCACTTTGGTTGTACTGCCGCAGGTAGACCTTTAACCCATGTTGCAGGTTTGTAGTCGTTTCTATAATCCTTACCATTGTCAGCAGGATTGTATAATTTTGCTTCTTCTTTAGAAACAGGAACGCTATTAGTTGGCTTGTTAAAGTCGCCTGATAGTGTCTTTAGGGAATCTGCTTCGTTCTGCAATTCTGTTGCTTTTTCTATTTTAGAAACTGCATCTTCTTTTGCTTTTTTTGCTGATTCTACTTCACCACTTTCAATAAACTTTCCTGCGTCAACCAACGCCTGTCGTGCTTCTTCACGAAGTTCGTTAATCTTTTTCATTATTTATTTCTCCATAATGTCTAGTTTTTGTTTTTCTATTTCAATTTCTAACTGTAATTTCTCAATTTTCGCAACATCGACATCAGAAGTCTTTTCTTCTACCTGTTCTTCAGGTGCTTCAGACGTGGTTGTGGCAGTTTTAGATATTATAGTTTGTGTGTCAGGTGATGCACCACGCATCACAGGGCTTACTTCTACCCAATCTAATGCTTTGATAACTCTTACATTATCGCCACTAGGTAGTCGTTCAAGTCCATCATCTAATGACCGAAAGCCAACCGACCATTCTTTTACAGACCCAAACTGTACGTCAGCAAATGCTTCTCGCCCTCGCTGAGTATTTAAATTAAACTGCATGATTGCTTTTAGTTTACCTTTTTTAAAGCCATCTTCATCATCGTCATGATAACGCAGTTCTATCGGTGCAGAATCTATAACTTTACCGACTGGTGACGACTGGTCATGAAACCATGCAACTGATTGACCACCTTTTTCTATAGACTTATCAAAAGCATTAAAGTCTATAACTTCCCCATCGTGGTCTACTACACCCATTGTATTAACGTATGCTTCAACAATTCCTTCTGCTTCATCTACAGTTTTTATTTCAGAAGTTTGGAATTTATGTGTAAGCATTTTTTTAGTTGTTACCATTTTATACTCCTAGTAATCTATTCCTTCAACGATTGGTGCAAAAGACCTTGTGCAGTTAGGGTGTGCTGTTGGATTTTCCAATGCCCAATCCATTGTCTGTATAGTTCCATTTAAACTATCACACAATTCATCATAATCACCATCAAACACACGCACTCTATTTACACCTGCAACCTGATACCTTGCTATCGTTCCTGTATTTTGAGCATTAGCAATTTCTGTTCTAGCAATCGTTTTTGCTCTGTTTTTATAAGTTTCCCTTACTATCCCACGCAACCCTGTAAAATTATCTTTAGGAACACCACGCACTATTTGGTCTAAACTGTAACCTGCCTGTGTTCCTTTTTGTATTGTTTTTCTTAAGGCTCTTCTTGATACGTCATTTATTTGTTTACCTGATACACGCATTGCGTTTTGTATTACAGGCAATTCTGCGTCAAAAGGTGTATCTACAAAAACACCATTTTTATTTATTGCGTTCCAAGCCTTACGCATCGACCTTAACATTGGTGGTGACATTTGTTGTGCTAGTTGACTGTCTAATGCTAAAGGTATAATTGTGATTTCGTTAAATGGCATTTGCAATTTTTGTTCTTTGCCATAAGTTGTTTGACCACCATCAGGGTTAACAATATTATCGTATGCTTCATGTGTGCTACATGGCATATAAATTGTTTCACCATCTTCAGTCATTGTGTGTGTGCCTTCGCAACCTAACTGTTCTGCCCTTTCCTGTGCTTCTGCCCTAGTTGTAAATTGGTCTGCACTACCTACTGGTGCTTTTTCGTTTTCGTCCATCTGTTCTATTTTTCTATCTGCCCATTCTTTTGCCCTCATAGGATCTGATGTTGGGTTACCACCCCATAATAACCATGCTACTGCACCTGCTTGTGGGTAGTTTTCATTATTAGGGTCATTATTAGCAGGACTTTCTAAATCGCTTTTATGTCTAGCAAACCATGCAGACATACGCCTTGCTTTACCTTCTGATATAAAACCACCTGCCATAGTTCTTGCTTCTCTTACAGTTTTGTCTGTTAAGCCACTACCTCCACGTCCTTCTTTATAATATTTTAAACCACGTTCTGCATTACTTCTAATAAATTCAGGGGCTTCAAACTTAACTTCATCTTCTTTACCTTCTGCATTAGAATCACCTAAGTATCTGCCCATAACACCATCTGCACGATTAAGTAACTGTCTAAAATAATCGTTCATTATGCGTTCCATAGACCTAACATCTTGGTCGTATGTTTCTTCTAATACTGGAATCAAAGCATCAGCACGACTTTGTGATAAGGCTTTTACTTCAGGTTGTTTTGCACCCAATACTGTAAGACTGCTAGGCAAGTAACCTGTATGTTCCATTTCTGTATTTAGTCCTGCTGTTTTTAATGCAGATTCAGGTGTAAAACCTGCGTTTATTAATTCTTTTGCTATCTGTGCTTGTGTTAGTTTAGTTTGTACTAATGCTGCTTCATCTTCTTGCAACGCCCTAACATTACTAAAATCAAATGCTAAATGACCCTGTTCACTTGGAAATTCAGGTTCTAATAATGTCTGCATAAACTGTTCAATACGCTTATATAATGGCAACAAAGTTTCTTCCCAAAAACTTTCCCTTGCTTCACGATAGTTACTGTATGTGCTACGTTGCAATCCAACATTTGCACCAACTAATATTGCAGGTACACCAAAACCTGCACAAATTCTGCTTTCTGATAATTGTCTTAACTCAGGTATTTCCATTTGACCAATAGAACTACCCATAACTTCATAACTAGCATCTTCGTCTAGTATTGCAATCCTGTGCCAGTTTCTGTCACCCCTGAACTGACCACGCCATTGTGTTCTTAGTCTGTCTGCTTCTTCTTGGCTATTAATTCTTCGCTTAAGTTTTAACATACCACTAGGAACACCTGCGTTGTTAAAGAAAGCCCTTGTAAAGTTTGTAGCGTCTGTATCTATTGCTGTTTGTTTTAGTAAAACTTGTAATGGGCTAAGACCATAGAAATCATTATTAGGATTAGGGAATTTTAAGTGTCCTATATCTTCAGCAGGTATAACATAACGCCTACCACCAACATCATAAGTATAAGCATTTTTGTCTGCGTGTACTTCTATCCTGTCAGGTCTTAGCAACATCAATGATACTACACCAACCCTTGCACGTTCTTTTAGGACGTAAGCGTTACCTGATATTTGCAAGTGCGTAATAAGGGCTTCTAAAAATTCGTATTGTGTTTCTTTTGGTGCAGGGTTTTTAATTAGGTTTGCTAAAGGGTTGTTTTCAGGTTTTATTATTTCGCCTTCTTGGTCGTAAAGACATAACATTGCTTCAGCAGATGATGTTGCTATTTCTCTAATACATGCAAAGACTAATTCATTACCTGCGTAACCATGCTGTGCAAAAGAAGCGTAATTTGCATCAGGGTAACTTGGTTGCAAGTCTGTCTGATTCATAACGCTTGTTACTATTTGTTCGTTGCTTTCTTGTTTGCCACGAAATCTATCTAATATACCCATTAAAGCCATACTCCAATACTTGGACTGTTAGTTGTATGATAAACTGCTAGGGCTAATGCACAAACGCCATCGTCATGTAGCCCACTAGGTGCTGAGTATTGCACCCCTGTCCTTGTATAGACATATTCAAAAGATAGCAGTTCATCTAATAATAAACCTTCAGGAATTGTTATTTGTTGTTGCTGTATTGCAACTGCTAACCTTTCCATCAACTGTTGTTTTGATGAAGATGTAAATTTGAAACCTGTGTAATTGTTTCCTGCTTTTGCTAAAAATTCCATTATAGCATCGCCTACACCTGTACTGTCAATTAATGCAGGTGTATCGCCTGTTAGTCGCTTTATTTCCTGCAAGGTTATTTCCCAAGCATTCTGAAATCTTTCTGACCTGCAAACATTACCATCTTCATCTAAACCAATGCCCCAAGTGTAGTCAGTTGACTTTGCTAAATCCCAACCCCATACAACAGGTGCTTTGTTAGACATTGGTTTTACGCAATCATATATAGCAGATACACCAAATGGGTTGCCTTCGTCATCACTTGGCTCTGCCATGTATAGTTCTTGAAATACATTTTGTGGTAAGTCACGCTTGGCTTCTTCTACTTCGTCTGCTTGTAATATGCCACCTTCTACAGCATCTTTAGCAGTTATCTTAGAATAGTGCCAGTTGTCTAAGCCACCTTGTGCCTTTCTTGCTAACTGATAAGCCCAGTTCTTTCTGCCTTTTACGTTACCTATTATTCTAACTGGTGCTTGTGTTGCAGTTATTGTTGATCTAACTGCTGACCATACTTCTTCTTTACATCGTGATGCTTCGTCAATAACAGCACCATAAACATCTTCACCATATAAACTGTCAGGCTTATCACCACCCTTAAACCATATTGTTGCACCATTAGGAATTGTAATGCTTAAGTTAGAGTTATTGTAAATATTACCTTTGTCTTGTTGCATGGTTTTTAGTCGTCTAAATGCTATTTCTGCCTGACTGTATATTGGTGCAATCCACCAGTAGTTTTTACCCCTGTTACCATGTCGCATTGCTTGTTCCATTAACCATACTATGCAACCTTGTGTTTTACCTGATTTTGTAGATGCTTCTATAATTGCAAAACGATTTATTGGATTTCTATCATTATCTTCATTAAATATGGCATGTTCTTGCTTTAAGTATAATTTAGGTCTTTTATATTCTTTACGAAATTCAGTTACTGTTGTCATCGTTTAATATCTTTGTTGGTGCATCTAAATATTCAATAACAGGTGACATTTCTATTGTGTAATCTTGTGATGTAACTTCAACCTTTTGGTTTTGTTTCCACATATCGCCACCTACACGTTCTAACCAAAACATCATAGCCTTAGTATCGCCATCTGTTTTCTTGCCCATACCTTTGTCATATAGGGCTTTAGCCATCATTACACTTGCCATCTTCATGCCTTTGTCTACATCTTCTCTGTAGTATTTGTATAGCGTGTGCTTTGATCCAATGCCAACTGCTTGTATTATCTCATCGTGTGACAATCCATGAGAAGCCATTATTTGCACAAGTGTTCTTGTTTCTTCTGTCGGTTTATGTACTGGTTGAACCATTTATTCCTCGTGTGTGCGTGAAGTGCATCATGGACGCTTTTTGTACTTGTTTTAGCACTTATGTTGCACTTTGTCCCTATTTAGCCATGCGATGGGTTGCACAAGACTAGTACCCATCAACAGGACAAGGGAACTATTGCCCTACTTAATATTTTACTGTGAGATATTGGGAAAAAGCAAACAGGTGTCAATATACCAAAAAAAGTCGGCATAGCCCTTAGACGCTGTTTTGACGCAATTAAAAGGCATTCTAACAACAGGGTTACACCCCAATCTGTTAATCTTTTTTGTAAAATACCTAGTTACTATATAGAAACATTAAGTTATTATAGATACTATATTTTTTTAATTTAAAAAAAATTAAGTTACTTTATAGTTATTATATAGATACTATATAGTTACTATAGTTAAAGGGAACAGAAAGTTTTTTTTATGTTCCTTTGGGATCTGCTTAAGACAATAATATTTATGGGTGTTATTTTT